GCATTCTTCGGATCAGCGGGGATCGCAGGCCAGCTGTTTGGGCCCTCGCTGAAGGGCTTCCCATCGGCCAGCTGGTCGGATCGCTTCTTCATCGTGGGCGCCGCCCTGCTTTTCCTGTGGGCGCTCCTGCTGTTCCTGCTCGCGTCGGCATTCTCCAATGGCGCCACCCAGATCTCGCGAGCGTTGTCCGATGCGGGGTCAAGGCCAAGGACCGCCCCGCCCCCTTCGCGTCCCGCCGACGAAAATGAGGCCTCCGGCAACGCCTGATGCGCGCCATCGTCACCCGTCTGATGGACAAGGGCAAGAAGACCCGCACCAGGAGCATGCCGATCATCTGCGACATGCAGTTCGGCGCCGACGACGCTGGGCGCCCAGCGCTGATCATGGCTAGCGTCGAAAAGTCGGCTGTGCCGGTGATGGGCCAGTTGCTGCACCCGCAACTCGCGAGCATCGGCAAGCGCAGTCTCACCATGCACGGCTACGAGCTCGATAGGGTCAGCGGCCAGCTGTTCGGCCAGGCGTGGGACATCGAGCCCGAACGACGCTAGGCGGGCGCCGGCGCTGCCTCAGGCCCGGCGTCAAAGATCTCGACGGGCGACAGCCGAATCAGCGCCTGCGCCTCGGCCGCGGGCGCGCGCAGCCAGGTGTCCCAGTCTTCGGGCTCGAGCGCGACGATCGATCGCTTGTCCTGCTGGTCCGGGCCCAGCTTCGGGTCGGGCTTGTGCATGCGGTTCATCAGCGGGTGCGCATCGGCGTTGAGCGTGAGCATCGTGTAGCTCTCGACCGACTCGCCGGATTCCTTGTCGCGCCAGGTGTTCCAGAGCCCCGCCAGGCCCCACGGCTGCGCGTCCGCGCGCCGGAATGACCACCACACGTTCTTGCCGCTCTCCCAGTTGGGCTCATCGAACCACAGCGCCGGAATGATGCAGCGTTTGCCGTCTTTCCAGGGCGTGCGGAACGTCGCCTTGATGGCCAGCTCCTCGCTGCGCGCGTTGTTCGTGCTGTAGGCCAGCTTGGCCGTCTTCGCGAAGAATGGGATCAGGCCCCACTGCCCGACCACGAGCTCGCGCGCGCCGTCGGCGCCGGCACGGATGAATGGGCCCGGCTTACGCGGGAAGATGCTGCCGCCACGCCAGTGGTCGCGCGCGCCGACGTGCCACGTGCGTTCGATCTCGGCCTCGTCGGGTGACACGTAGCGGTTGCACATGCGGCAAATGTACTCGTCCTGCCCGGTAGTACGATGCCGCCATGGCCCGTCGAATCTGGTGCAACCCGAAGTACGTTCCCGCCGAGCTGCAGGAGCGCGCCGTCGCGGCTGCGCTTGACGTCTTATCCGCTCGCGGCGTGACGCTCGAGCAGGCGTCCGAGGGCTATGCCCACGCCGAGCAGGTTTGCGACAACCCAGAATCGACGGCGGAAGCGTCCCCCGAGGTCAGCGAGTGGGAGACGGCTTGGTTCGACGCGATCGCGGCGGCCAAGGCGACGCTGGGCCTGCCTACCTTGCCCATGGGCGCGATACTGGCGCTGGACGAGGCCGACGACCGATTCGGTCGATGAAAGAAAGCCCGGCCTGCAGGTCGCGGGCCGGGCTCGAAGGGCGTGCCATGCAACACGCCGGAGACAACTGCTGGGGGCGCTACAGCACGGCGGCCGTGGGAGTCGCGGGAAGTCCGGGCGGCGTCGACTGCGCGAGCAACTGGGTCTTGTCGAAGCTGTTGCGCGTGGTGCCGACCCAGTAGGCGACGGACGCGGTCCAGACCGCCAGCAGCGTGCCGATCATCTGGTTCACGATCGGGTCGTCGCCGTTCGGGAACACCTTCCAGAGCTTGGCCAGCAGCACGGCGAAGAAGCCGAGCGTCAGGACGGTCGTCAGGATGGCCGGCATCCAGCTGTGGTTCGCGATCTGCATCCCTCGCGCGCTTGCGCGGTCGGCGGTCGCGGCGGCTTCCTGCGCAGCCTGGAAGTCCAGGTTCATCTTGTCGAGGTCGATGCCCTGCTGCTGCATCACCTCGAGATGCTTCTGGTCGGCGGCGCGGATGTCCTGAATGTTCTGGGGCGTCATGCCGGCGGCCACGGCCGCGGTGACGCCGTCAGTGCCGCCGCTCGACGGGCTGAGCCCGAACACACCTTCCAGCGCGGTGATCGCGGTGCCCGCCAGCGGACCGCCCAGCATGGTGGCCAGGGTCGGAGCGATCGAGCCGATCGCGGTCTTCAGGTTGAAAGCCATCACACGCCTTTCGAGTAGTCGGGGCCGTTCGGGCCGAATGTCGCAGTCAACGCCTGGTGGCGCGCGCGCGGGTCGAAGGAAACGTGCACCCAGTCGCCTTCCTGAATGCACTGGTCGAACTGCAGGTCGCTGCCGGCGATCACGCGCGCGATCAGTAGCGGCGAGCCGTAGGTGGGCGCGATGAAGTCGGCGGCGTAGCCCATCGGGTGGGCCTTGGTCGAGAAGTACTTCGCCCACGAGGTGTCGTTGACCGGCAAGCCGTGGCGAACGCACCAGTTCGCGAAGTCCTTCTCGGTTAGCACCTTCTCGAGCGCCTCGCAGCGATAGCCGCTGTCGATGTGCATCGGCGCGCCCAGCAGCGCGCGGATCTTCTCGAGGCCCATGGCGCAGATCGTCAGGCGCGCGATCGTCTCGAGGTCAGGTGTCTTCGCGATCCCGAGCCGAGTCGCCGTGCTGCTGATCGTCAGCTCTTCGAGCGTGAAATGTTGGGTGAGCTGCATGGCTACTTCGGGAGTGGGAGATTGGTGCGGAGCTTGCCGTCGGGGCCGCGCAGGATGCCCGGCGCGGCGCCTGGGGCCTGCGCGGGCGCCGGCGACGCGGGCGTCGTCTTCTGCACGCGCTCGCCCAGCGGCTGCCACGGCGCGGGATCGGGGTCGGTGGTTCTCACGATCGCTCCAGCGGAACCGTGCCACCGTAGATGGGCTTCGGCCAGTCGGGGATCGGATGCTTGCCGCGCAGGGCATGCGTGCAGTCGCCGAGGAAGTCGATGACGCCGCCGGCCACGAAGGTATGGCAGCGCTTCTGCACGTCCTTCGATTCGTCGGCGCCCTCGCCTGCCGTGTCGCTCGGCTCGTTCCATGTCACCAGGACGGAAGGCGTGAACGTCGGCTTGTCCACGTCGCCGTTCCAGTCCCATCGCGGGCCCGGGCCCTGGCCGATCTGGACTCGATGCGAATGGTCGTAGCCGGGGCACCAGAAGAACAGGCTCGTGCCGTCCGGATCCCCGCGTCGCAGGATCTTCGAGACGGCGCTCATGCCTTGGGCTCCTGGTTGCCCCAGAGAGCGCCCCACCGCCGCTCGGCCATCGTCTCGAAGGCCTTGATCGCGCGCGCGCCCATGTGCCCCGCCACGCCCACCAAGCACATCGTGACCTTGACGTTGAGCCCGGCGGACTCGAACAGCAGGTACGCGAGGAAGCCCGCGAATGCGCTGGTGCACAGCTCGCCGACCAGCGACATGAGACTCCAGGGCGGGATCTTCCCGGAGCTCACCTTTTGGATCCAGGACACCAGTCCGCCGAGGAGTGAGAGGCCCACGATGTACACCGCCGTTCGCGCCGTGATCTCGAGGTCGTCTCGACTCGCCGGGAGGTCGGCACTCGCGGCGCCCGCGCCCAGCGCGAGTGCAAGGGCGATGGCGGTGCGTCGGAAGGCAGAGGCGGCACGTGTCGTTTGCATGCCCCCAAGCGTATCTAGGGGGGATTGAATGCGTGCGCGTCCTACGCGCGCCTCATTCGATCACTTGCCGTCGCAGAGGGTCCCGAGCGTGACATTCCGCGCGCCGCCGCCGTTCTGGCCCATCGCGATCACGCAGCCGGTCAGCGAGTACGAGACCACCGACAGGCCGAGGAAGTTGGACTCGTCACCGCTTCGCGCCGGGTCAACCACGCTCGGAACTGGAATGGCCGAGAAGGTCGTGAAAGGCTTCGCGTAGGTGACCGTGACGGTGGTATTCGCCGCGCCGACGACCGCCTGCGACGTCCAGTTGCGGATGCCGCCGCCCGGCAGCACCTGCCATCCATTCGCGGTGTACGACGCGTTCGATCCGGTGAACAACGCGACGACGTCGGAGACAGCGCCGGTGCGCGCCGCGGCCGCGAGCGACGTAGCTGCCGAGATCGCCGCCGACTGCGCTGCGGCGGCCGCGGTGTTCGCGATCGCCTGCACTGCAGCGAAGACCTGCGTCAGCACCGCGCCGTTGAACGTGATCCCGGCGCCGCTGATCAGGTTCAGCAGCTCCATCGTGATCATGTAGAACCAGTAGGCGCCCGGCTCCGTCGCGCCAACACCCGTTGTCGGATCGCCGTCCGTCGGGTTGCCGTTGACATAGCCGGTGGCGACGGGTGCGGTCGACGAGACCGCGGCGAAAAAGAGCTTGTCCATGGGTCAGGTCTCCGTGGCGATCGTGCGACCGTCTTCAGTGAGCAGGAAGTTGATCCCGTCCTCGAGCAGCAGGTCGCCCAGCGGCACGTCGAAGATGAGCACCGTGTGGGCCGGCTTGTAGAGGCGGAACAGGATCACCAGGGGCTGGTAGTCGCCCTCGAAGACGCCGAACACGCGCCAAGCGTGCGCCCAGGCCGGCCCGCAGATCGGGGTTCGCACCGAGTCGCGCACGCGGTAGGGCCGGTACCCGTTGATCGTGATCGTGAGCCCGAACGCAGCCGCGAGCTCGATGAAGTACCCCGCAGACTGGCCGCCCGTGTCCGTCAACGCGGCCACGATTTGCGCGCGCTGGGTCGGCTTGTCCGAGCCGGAGTATCCGGTGAGCCCGGGCAGGCCCAGCGTCTCGTTCCACTCGGGAATCATGTCGTCGGCCGTCGTCGGGAAGGACACGACAAGCAGGTTGTTCGCGCGCTGGTTCGTGTAGGCGTAGACGCCCGCCAGGCCGCGGAGCACCTTCGTCAGCATGGCGTCCGAATCCTGCGGCCACGCGGGGCCGCGCGGCAGCAGCGCCTGCAGGGCCCGGACGTAGTCATCGACGGTGAACAGCGGCGCGGCCATCGTCAGGTGTAGGTCACGGTGCCGCGCGTCGGCAGCGCGCCGGAAGCGGTGACGATGTTGCCGGCCGGCGCCGTGATCACGAAGCCGGACGTGCCCGCGATCGCGGCGATCGCTGAGTTCACGAAGCTGATGTCGACGGTCGTCGAGGCGCCCGTGATCTGCGCGTACTGCAGCAGCACCGAGTCGATCGCGTCGTTGATCTCGTTCTTCACCGCGGTCGAGGCGCTCGCGATCCCGCTGATCGTGAACGCCACGGGCGATGCCGTCGGCGCCAGCGCATAGACCAGGGCGGTGACGGGCTGCAGCGGCGCGATGTAGTCGGCCACGACGAGCTGGTCGCCGGTGGCCACGCTGTCGCGTGGCGCGCCGGCGTTGGGCCCGTGATCGAACTGCGAAACGCCGTTCGTTCCCTGCGGGAAGCCGCCGTGCGCGGCCTCGGCCGAGTCCAGCATGATGTAGACGCCCACCGTGCCGGAGCCGAACACGTTGGGCACGCACCAGGCGCGCGTGACGCCGGGCACGGCGAGCGCCCACGTCACGTAGTCGGACTGCGAGCCGCCGTGGGCCGGGCTCTGGAAGGCCAGCAGCATGCGCGCGCGCAGCGCGTCGTCCTGCTCGAGATCGGCCCCTCCGACGAAGTTGTTCGTCGCGGCGCCGGTCGAATTTACGCCGACGATCGCGGTGCCCAGCGTGAAGACCGTGCCGACGTCGCAGTCCCCGATCGCGCCGACCAGGCCGGCTGGGTCCGCGACCGCCGTCGCCGGCACGACGACGGTGCCGGAGACGAGCGTCCCATCGGCGGTCGTCGTGTACTTCTGGCCGTCGCCGCGCACCAGCGGCGTGCCGGACGGGATGTCGCCGCTGGTGCCGTTGAAGCGCACCAGGCCGCTCGCCGGCGTCGCGGGGATGCGGAAGATGCCCTTCAGCGCGGCCCAGGCCTCGAGGTATTCTGCCGTCGCCGTGAACGGAACCGCCTGCTGTGCGATGTAGTCGAGGTAGCCGTTGTGCAGGTGCGCCAGGCCAGCCTGGATGGCGCCCATGATCGTGAGGTTCGCGAAGCGCAGCAGTGGATCGGAGCCCGGCAGCGCCGAAGCGAGATCCTGGGCTACCTGCTGTCGCAGTTGGGTGAGCGTCTTGCGGACGTACGGCATTTCAATTGACCCCGTTCCAGACCCACGCGAAGGCGATCGTCTGCTTTGTCCCGTCGTTCTTGAACAGCGTCACGCGCATCGCGAGCGTGCTTGGCGTTTGCCATTCGACGTAGACGTCTGAGCCGGCGATCACGCCATCGTCCGCCATCCATCGCAGGGCCTCCTCTGCGTAATTCTGGGCGTTGGCGACTGTGTCTTGCGTGCGCTTGCCGCGGAAGATCAGCCATAGGCGCGAGCCGATGGGCGTCGTCGGATCGTCGCCCCACCAGCCGCGCGGGTCTGTCGAGCCGTCGGGAATCGCGTCGTCCGGAATGGCCACCCGGTCCGTGAACAGCGAGATCAGGACGGCGGTGGCCAGGTCGTCGCCCGCGGCCAGCGCGGCGCCGGCCATTTGCCAGTCGCCATGCGTCTGGTTCCAGATCGTGCTGATGTCGCTCATGGCGTGACCACTCCCGAGACGCCTGTGATGGACGTCGTGCCGGCCTTGAAGGTGCCAGGCAGGTGCTCGTGACCGGAGCCGGCGTTGTGTCCGTTGTTCGTCAGCCCGCCCGTGATGTCGGTGTCGCCGGCGATCGTCGTGGTCCCGTTGATCGCGGTCGCGCCCGTCAGCGTCGTCGCGGCCGTGATACCGACTGTCGTTGCCGTGATGCCGACGCCAGGCGCCTCCATCGCGATCGACGCCGCTTGCATGTGGATGAAGTCGGCCTGCAGGTGGATCGTCGTGGCCGCGGTGAGGTTGATTCCGCCGCCAGTCGACGTCGCGTCGATGTCGCCGCCGGCGTTCGCGGTGATGGTGCCCGTCGTCTCGACCAGCACCGGGTCAGCGTTGCCCTGCACGTGGATGCCCGCGGCGCCCAGCAGCACGAACCGGCCCTTGTTGTCGTGGATCGCCACCTCGCCCGTCGCGAGGTTGCGCATACGGAACGTCTGGTTGTTCGTTGCGATGATGACGCCCATCGAGCGCTCGCCCGCCATGAACAGGATGATCGCGTCGCTATTCTCGGGCGGCGACGAGACGAATCCGTACTCCGCCATGCGCGGAATCTGGTCCTTCACCTCGTCGCCGATGATTCGCGCCTGTGCCAGTTGTACCGGCCCGCTGTCGTCGATGAGCGGAAGCCTGCCGCGCGCGACGAGCGCCTGCACGCGGTGCCACAGCCTGCGGATCGCATCCACGCTCATCGCGACCCCGATCCCTGCTGCAGGAATGCGGTCTCCACCGGGCCACCTGTCTGGAACGCCGTGGGCGCGACGTCGAATGCCTGCGGCGCCATGATGACCAGATCGCAGAGCGTGCCCTGGTCGCCTTTGCGATAGGTCACCTCGCTGATGGTCCACAGCTTTCCTGTGATCTTCAGCGACGGCAGGTCGACGGCAACCAGGGTATTTGGCTCGTAGAGCACGCCCGCTCTGTCTCGCCAGGAATCCGTCGTCAGCCTCACGATCGCGGAGCGCCCGAAGCGGCGCGATGCTTCCCAGCCCGCGCGCCGCTGTGCGACATCGGCGCCCCCCAAGCCCGTGCCATCGGAGATGAAGATCTTCAGGCGGTGACGCGGCACGCCGAGGTCGATCTGGGCCGACTGTAGAAAGCCCGCCTCACCCAGCTCCTGGAGCGTGTTGAACGCGTTCGGGTAGCTCGCATATTCGCTGAAGCGATCGTGCATCGACAACACGGCCGAGGCGCTTTGAACGTTGAAGCCTTCTCGGAATCCCGACGCCGCTCGATCGGTCTTCGAGACCCGGGTCAGGAACAGGTTGCCGAAGGGGTCGTCGTAGGCCAGGAGCTCGCTGTACCTGCACAGCCGCTCGATGATGTCGAAAGGGGTCTCACCGTACATCAGGCTGAAAAACGGGATCTTCAGGCCCTCCTGCCCTTCGCTCGCCTCCACCTGGATGTCGTAGGGCTCGGCCAACTTCTTCGCCACCTCCAGCACCGACGCCCCGGCAATCTGGTTTCCCGGCCATTCCGCCGAGCAGTCGACCAGGTCCGCGCACTTGCTGCGACCGAGCACGACGATCTCGTGGGACGTCGACGAGATCGACGGCATCACGACGTCGATGTAGCCGGTGACGATCACCGCCCCTCCAATCTTCACGACGCACGACTCGCCAGGCTTGATCTGCAGAGCGTCGGCCTCGCCGGCGTAGATATCGGTGAGGCGCAGCTCAAAGTCGCTGGGCAGTCGCTCGATGCCGCGAGTTATGCGGACGTCTTGCCACCCGCCATAGGCCTGTCCGTCGATCACGACCGTGACGTCGTCACTCGGCGACGTGCTGGCTGTGACCACCACGTTCTGGACGTTGGGATCGACCGGACTGCTCATGAATTCAAAGCCTCGAACGACCGAGGCATGAATGCGGGATGGATCGGCACGGCGCGGGTCACGAGCCCGTCGGCGCGGGTCGGGTCGCGGTACAGGCGCTGCGCCAGCACCAGCGACGGCAGCTCGATCGCAAAGTTGACCGTCACGAGGGTGGGCAGCTGCGCACCGCGCGTGTTGAGATCCTGCACGACCTGAGCGCGCAGTGCCTTTAGCGCCGAGAAGACGTCATCCTCGAACTGATCGCCGGCGATCGTGATCTCGACGTCGAGAATATCGAGCACCTGGTTGCGCGCAGAGGCGGCGTCGTCGCTCGTGGCCGGCTGGTAGTTCGATCCGGCGACCGCCATCGAGGACAGCGCTGCGCGTCGGAACGCATCCGCGCAGGCCTGCTGGATCACGAACTCATCACCGGCGGCCGCACCGACGGGTTGGAAGTTCGCTAAGGTCGCAAGTCCGCGCAACGCATCGCCTGGCGTCGATGCGACGGTGAGGATGGCGCTGGCAACGCCTTGCGCAGCATCGGTGAAGGGCTGGGTTGTTGAGACGCCCAGTCGGGTCGCTGCGGCCACGAGCGCGGCGCACGCGGTGGCCACTGCCGCGCGCGAGACGGCGGCGGTTGCCGTCAGGTCCGCAGTCGTCAGGCCGGCCGTCGGAATCAACTGTTGGCCCACGTCCACGCCAGAGGCAAGCCCCAGCAGCCTGCCGAACTGGCCGGGCAACGTCACCGACAGCTTCAGCAGGCTCGTGGCGTCCTGCGCTACTGCCGTCGCCTTCGTGGCCCACGCGGTCGCCTGCTGAGCCGCCTCGTTGATTGCAGCCGCGCCGTTGGAGAGGTGCGCGATCGCGCGCGTCACGAAGGCGGCGGCGCCGGCGCTGGAGAGCGTCTGAGCAGCATCGAACAGCTGTGCCGTGCCCACCGACGCGGCGGACGGGAACATGCGCTGGCCCTGGCGCACGAAGGTGAAGCGGATCTCGAACGTGCGGCCCCACTCGGACTCGGCGGTGTCGAAGCCGATGAGCGACACCTGCAGGCGCCCGTAGGTGGGGTGGATCAGCTCTCCATCGCCCGGCTGCTCCACGGCGGCGATCATGGCGTCGCGCTGCGCGATCACATCGTCGCCGATGAGAAAGCCAACCACCTGGAAGCGTCGCGCCGACTTGCCGAGGTCTTCGACCCAAGGCGTATCTCGGAACGGGTACTCGTGCACCGCGTTCCGACGTCCCATCTGGCCACCGCCGCTCGTGACCACGAATGGCACGTTGCGGTAGGACGCCGGCCGCAACTGCGACCAGAAGTCGGTCGTTCCGCCGTTCACATAGGCCGCCAAGCCGTCCAGCCCGTTGACGATGCCCTGCGTCGAGCTGCTGAGGCCTGCAACGGCGCCGGCGACCTGCTGCAGCGTACTCATGGCATATCCCCGGTGGGCATCGCGAACTGCACGCGCGCGGTCGCGTTCGGGGCATCAGCCGAGGCGATGCGAGCCGTCGCGGTCGTGCCCGCAGGCGCATTCCGGAGCGTCACCTCGACATGCAGCCGCTGGTCGATCTTGTTCAGTTCGCCCTGGAGGACGCCCCGCGACCCTGGATCGCTCGTTCGCGCCAGCTCGCGAACGAGTTGACGGCGGTTTTCGGCGCTGTCCTCGTCCGCCTGCTGGCGCGCGATCTCGGCGGGCGTGAAGGTCATCTGCGCGGCCATCTGCCGATCGCTGGCCGAACGCGTCACGCCCGGTGGCGCATCGGTGGAGGAGGCCTGCCCGGGCGCATCGCCGATCTTCCCGGAGACCGAGCGCTGGGCAGGCGTCGTCGGCATATTGCCGTGCAGAAGCGTGCTCCCGAGCCACCCGAGCGAGCGTGGGCCCGCGAGAACGAAATCGGAAATGCCGGTCTGCGCGGTCGCGGCTGGCGCCTTGCCGGACTGCGTGAGCATCTTGGTGATGTAGTCGATTCCCTGAGCTATCGGCGGCAGGAATTTAGACCCGAGGCTGTTGCCTGCCCCCTCCGCTGCAACCTTGAGCAGGTTCAGGGACGTGGTGAACTCAGTGGCCTTCTTGATGCCACTGTCGTCGAGAACGACGCCGAGATCCTGCGCTTTCTGGCGCAGCCGATCCATGGCGTCCGCCCCCTCGATGAGCGCCGGAAGCGCCTCCTGTGGGATGTGCAACGCGTCTGCCAGCACCCGGCGCAATTGCGGGTCCGAGATCTTCGACAGAGCCCTTGAGATCGACTCCAGGGCGGAGACCTGGTCGACGATCCCGTTCTTCATCGGGATGCCGATGCCGAGCTGGCGCAGCACCTGCAACGCGACGGGGTCGCGACCGAAGCGCGCGTCCTGCAGGGTGTGGCCGAGCGACCCGATCGCCTGGTCGGCGACGCCGGCGTCGATGCCGGCTAGCTCCATCGCACCGCGGTACCGCTGCAGATCCTTGGTCGACACGCCCAGGGCCTGGGCCGTCCGCGAAACCTCGAAGCCGGTGCGAGCGAAGTTGACGCCCAGCGCCACCGCTCCACCGGCCGCTGCCAGCAACGCACCAACGATGCCGCCGGCGCCGAGCACCGACTCCAGCGGGCCCAACGAGAGTCCCAGCGTGCGGCTCAGCGTCACCGCGGCGTCGGACACCTTGCCCATGCCCTTCGCGGCCTTGTCGAGGTGCATTTCGCGGGCCAGCGCGCCGACCTGGCGCTGAACATTGACGAGCGGGCGCACGGCCTTGCTCGCCTTGTTGTTCAGGTCGCGGAAGGTCTTCGTATAGCGGTCGAGTGCGACAACCTGCACCTCGAACTTGTTGGCCACGCGCTACCCCTTCGGAATCTTGCTGATGCGGACCAGTTGCCGCGTCCACCAATCTAGTTCCGTGCGCGTGAGACGCCACGCATCGCGCGGGCGCCAGTGGAAGAAGTAGGTCAGCTCCGCGGCGTGGTCGCCGAAGGCCTCGAGGACGGCGCGTCCGAGAAATGGACGAAAAAATTTCGCGCACGCTGCAGGTCGCGCTGCCGCATCTTCCTGACCAGGTCGACGGGGACGCCGGCGGTGAAGGCGACGAGCGCGCAGACCTCGCCCCAGCCCTCTTCGCGATCCGCGAGCTGCAGCGCTTCGCCCGTGGGCTCCGACAGCGTCAGCTCGGTGACCGTCCGCTTCTCGAACTCGATGGGCTCGGCCAGGGGCAGCGCGAGCTCGTCGCCGAAGTCCTCGTCGCCCGGGAGCTCGGCGAAGTGGTTGAAGAAGTGCGCGGCGCGCTGCAGGTCGCGCTGCTTCATCCGCTTCGCGATCACCGGCGAGACGCTGGCCGTCCGCGAGATCTTCACGAACAGGGCGCCCATGGCGTCCTCGCGGTCGGCCAGCAGCAGCGTGTCCCCGCGGGGCTCGGTCAGCGTCAGGTCGACGAACTCGAGGTCGCCGAGCTTGATCGGCTGCAGGAGCGTGAGCACGAGCTCGTCGCCGAACTCCTTCTTCGGTTGACCCATCT